CAATGTTGATTTCAGTTTCCAACAAATCTAATTGACTATTAATATACCAATCATCTTGTAAACTTGCGTATTCTCTTAATTTTTTTATTGATTGCATAATTTTATCTTTTTACTGAGTGAATTGCTTTGGCTATTTTTTTTAATTCTGTAACTACTTTTTTAAATTGTTTCATTGGTTAGTTTCATTTAGTTTTATATTATACCATCAAAACCCCGATCAGGATTTGAACGAGGTTAAAATGTATTTTCAATATGTCAAAGAACCACCTAAAAAGGGTCTAAAATTTTACTTACTAAAAAATATAAATTTTAATATTTTAGCCGAACCCAATCGGCAAAAAATAGCTAAAAAATCAACTTTTTTTCAATCAGTATTTTAAAGAACTTAAGCAAATCTACAACAATTATTTAAATAAACAACAAAAAAACAAAAAAAATGTAAAAATAACACAAAAATAATTTTTCAACGTTTATACGCATTAACAAAGCAATTAAATTTGTAGTATAATTTAACCAATGGAACAAGTGCGCACGTCTACAATAATTTTTTTACATAAACAAATAAATTTACTATTTATTGTCATTCTAAATAAGCTATTTAGAACCATTCTAAATAACAAAATTACCCCCATCATATTAAACGACCCCCATTATATTAAACATCCCTCCATATTAAACATACCCCATCATATTAAACAAAAAAAGGGAGACAAAATTAATTGACCCCCTTCATATTAAACATTTTATTTTTACCTTATCACATAAACTCCAGAGTTTACTCCTTGCACTAAATACATCATACCATAACGGATTGCATCCAAAAAATGATTAAATTTATCTATTGGTACTTCACCCTTATCTTTCCATACATAGTTGTTTAGCTCTCTTATTATTCCGTGAGAGCCTCTATCTACTATTATCTCATAATCCTGCATCAAAGCAATACCTGATAATATACTACCTTTCTTCTTGATCGTAGGCTTTATGTTAAGACCCAATGTTTTTAGTTCTGAGATCAAACGTGGCTCACTATTATCACAGATAATCAAATCCATACCACACTCATTCTTATTCCTTGTAGCTACCTCAGAGGTGTTTAAATGTGCTTTTCCGAAGATTTCCTTAACCCAAACCTTTCTTGCGTGTTTATCTATAGAAATCTTCACAAGTGTCGTTAAATCGGCTGAAAATCCAAAATCTTGACCATAGCAAGTAAGTTCTGTAGGAATAAAGTCTCCAACCCTCCATTTTCTTATAATAGTACCTTCTGCTTTCTCAAGCCAACCTCCTAATATTTGGTGCTGATATTTATCTGGTCTCTTACGTTTCATTTCGTATATTCTACCTAAGAATGATTCAGATAAGTTCTTCTTATTGTCTTTGTAAGTTGTATGAACATAAGTAACGTCTCCTTTAACCATATTAGATGCTGCCAATACGTTTTCGTTCTGAAAGAACCTCTGATATATCCAATGCTCTTTAGTTGTTGGATTCAGTATAAGAATAACTCTGTTCTGTTTAGTTTGTGAACGTATAGAGAAATCAATCTTATCAAAAACACTTTCATCTACAAGTTCCTCTGCTTCATCAACTACAAATGTAGTTATACCATTCAAAGACTTTAAAGCAGCAGTTTGATTACCAGATGATGTTCTAATACCCTTAAATATGATAGAACTACCTGTTTTAAGGTTCATAATCTCATCTTTAGTTATCCTAAAGTCTTCGTGAACACCCATTAGGTTAATTTTCTCAATAAATTCAGGTATAATAGATGTATGTGCTGAAATCATCGTATAACGAGAGAACAGTATCTTATGTCCTTGTTCGTATGTTAAGTTAAGTAAGAATACGTTTATACCAAATGACTTACCACTACCCCTACCTCCTGTAACAACAAAATACCTACTCTCATTCTTGAAAATAGGTATGTATTTCTCGTGTATGTCTATCTTACTCATCTTTTGGTGTTACGTCTATAATCTTCTCTTTAATCTTCTTACCTTCAACACTATCTCCAAAGAAATTGATCACAGGTGCTTGAACTTTGTTGCTAACAGTCTCTTTATCGTCTCCATAAGCAAAATCCATAAGTAATTTCATATGATTATAGCTACCTTCTTCTGCTTTTTTAGCTAAGCTCTCAAAAGCGTTTACTTCGCTCCCAAATACGTTCTTAATAGCTTTTTTAGCATATTGCTTCTTCCTATTCTTCTTAGCAGTATTCATTGCAGGTTTGTTAGACCTCTCTTTATCTGGTACAGGTAGCTTGGGAATAGATTTCTTTCTACTATTCCCTTTTCTACCATCTGTTGTCTTAATCTCTTGTGAATTACTCATATTATGATAACTAATGTGTTGTTATTTTGTTTTTTAGCTATAGTAGTAATAGTTGTCTTGCTGACCTCTTTCTGCTTCGTAATAGTTCTTAGTGATTTGTATTTCGTACTCCAATAGACCTGATAAGTAACCACATAGAAAGGTAACATCTGCATCAGATAAGTCATAAATATCTTCTCCTTCTAATATCTCTATCCTTAACACTTCATTGATGTCAAGGAATAAGTCTATTGTATAATCTTCTCCTTCGTAATAGATAGAAACCTCATTTGGGAGTGGGTTCGATGAAAACCCTTCTGTTGAATATTCTGGTCTTATTGATAATATCTTATCTTTTAGTTGTTCTTTCATAATATTTATGTTTTAAAATAATTCTGTTTGTTTTACGTCTTGTTTTCTTATTATACCTAAAGCAGTTTCAAATATTGTTTTTCCAGCATCATAATCCACCAAATTTCTACCTATCTTAACTTTACTTTGCTCTCCTTTATAAGTACTTAAATCTATTTCGTGAAACTTACAAAGTTCTTGCAATTCGTTTTTTGTTTGCGATATTTTAAAACGTCTATCTCTTAAATTACTTGGTAAATTAAAATTAGTCCAATATAAATGTCTACCTCTCTTTTTAGGGTTTAACATTGGTTGATAATAAGGAATAACATTCTCAACAACATACTTACCTTTAAAGTGATAATCTAATAAAAGTATTTCTGAATATAAATTCATATTCGGATAAGTTGGATTTTTACCATTAGCACCTATTGCCCAATATCTTGCTCTACTATGCGTTGGACAAGGTGGTGATGACCATATAAAATCAAACTCTTTATAATGGTCTAATAAATATTGGTGTGCATCTGCTACTATTACTGTATCGTTTGGAAAACGCTCTTGGTATAGTTTAGCAAGTTCCTCATCCCATTCCACAGCAGTAACTTCTATATCTTCTTTTACTTCGTTCCACTTATATCGGTTTCCACCTAAACAAGCGTATAAATTTAATATCTTCATACTAATTATTTTTATAGTTATTTAAGAAAACCTCCATAGTTGGTTTAAATTCGCTTATAGAAGATATAACTGCATTGTTTTGTTTAGCTAACATTCTATACTTCTTGAATAGGAAATCCATAGTTTTAACATCTCTTTTTGCCCCAGAGAAAGCTATTGTTATCATCTCTCTAACACAATATGCTTGTATCTTACTTTTACCAAACTCTTTTGATAATTCGGATATTTTATCAATTAAATAAAAAGAAAATTGTTTATCTAAAATCCTTGCACTACCATCTTTAAAAGCTAAATGAGATGCCCTCCCTCTTGAGAAGAAACAATTAACTACATTACCAACAGAAATATTATTATAGTTAGATAAATAAGAATTGTAAACAACATCGTAATCTTTATTGTATTTTGAAAATGCTTTTAAGTAATCTAAAGTACTCCAAGATTTATTACCATTATTTAAGCTAATAATACATTGTAAATGCTCAGACTCTTTAGTTGTATCAACCCAACTAATAATGTATGCTGGTATTGTCTTTTGGTTTAATGACTTAGCACTTTGAATTCTATGATGACCTTCTATTACGTCTCCAGTAGAGGAAACAACTATTGGCATCATCCAACCATATTCATTTAATTTACTCTTAAAGTTGTCTGAATGTTTATCAACAGTATCTCTATTAACTATCGCTGCTTTTAATTTACTTAAAGGGTAATAAGCATTGTAATCTCCTCTTTTAATTTCTTGATTAATCATTTTGTTTGTTTTTAATTATTAATATTATTTTGTTATGAAGCAAACCTACAATACTTTTTTAGATTAACAATACTTTTTAACAAATTTTAACATTTCTTTAACATTTACCTGTCTATACTATCTTTACTTCTTAATAGTTCTATCTCTCTATTCAAATAGTCTTGAGCCTTAATTAAATCAAGTAGTTCATCGTGTTTCTTACCTGCTCTTGCAATATACTTAATTATATTCCCTCTACAGAAGTTCAATTCGTAATCTCTTATAACATCTATGATGTCGTAATCTTTTCCGTTCTCGTAATGTGGCTGTGTACCTCTCATAATTAATTATCTTTGATTGTAAGTATTATTTTTATTACTATTATTACAAGTACTATAATTATTATTCCCATAATTTATTTATTTACGTTATATTAGAAATGCCCTCCTAAACCAGACTCGCCTTGTATTATCTGACATTCATCTTTATTCTTCCAACTCCAAGATTTAATCCTTAAACTAACAATCTCTCTTACCTCATCCCTTCTATCTTGTGGAACGCTATCTATAAGAATGTCTAAAGCATCTTTATTTTTATTTGATATACTTGTGTTTAGATTCTGTTTAATGTCTCTAATAGCCTTCTTTTGAGTTTGCTCTATTGACAAAAACTCTTCTGCTCTATCATTAAAGTAAACATTATACCTGTTTCTAAATACTGCATAAGACTTGTAGTAGATACCTATCTTATGTAAAGCGTGAGTGATAGATGATCGACCCTTGTTAACCCCTCTTAACTCAAACCATTCTGAGATCATCCTATCATTCATAAAGTTTAAATCCTTTAAAATCTTATAGAAAAGTGTTCTTGTGATCATTATATCTGTCTCTCTTGAATCGCTATTTAACTGTATTCCTGTTAACTCTTCAAAGTCTTTTGCTAATTCGTCTGCATTATCTTTATTGTATCCTAACATATTGTTTGTTTTAATCTAAATTATTGTTTTCTTTTATATTATCTATCTCTACCATAACCTTAGTGAAAGTATTCATATGATGCCAATCTAAGGCTTTCTTTATACCAGCACAAGCTAAGTAGTACTCTTGTTCTTCGTAATGCTCTAAAACCTCTTCTAAGACGTATTTAGGGCAACCTTCTTGTATTTCAATTATAGCATTTGTAAAGTACAATTCTATGATGTCTTTATCTTCATCGCTTAATGTTCTCATAACAATCGGTTTTAAGTGTTAGTAGTGATTTAGCTTCGTTAAACATAGACTTAGCCTCGTCTCCATATATCTCCTTGTACAATCTATAGGTTCTACTAACTAATGAATATTCGCTATTAGCCTCTTGAAATAACTTCTTAGTATAAGACTTTCCATAACCTTTACAGTAGTTGATATTATCAGCAGTATCACCGATTATCATTTGAGAATAAAAGTTATTCAATGCTTCCTCTTTACTGATCTTAACTAACTCCCTTCTCTTGTAATTGTAGTCATAAAACCAACAAGGGAATTGCTTATAGTCTTTGTCTAATGACATTATTATTACAGAGTCAACACCATTGTTTAACACCTCTTCTGCCCATAACGTAGCTACAACATCATCTGTCTCTACCCCATCGCCATAAACAGAATTGTATTCAAGTTTAACCATATCGTGAAGTAAGGGTAATATTTCTGGTCTCTTCTGTGTTCTGTTAAGTTTATATGTAGGAGATATGTCTTTCCTAAAGTTATTCTTAGAACCATTACAGAAAACAATCTCGTCAACAGGAACTAAATCCTCTAAGAAAGCCAATAGTTTACCGAAGTTACTACTGAACTTATCAAAAGCAACATTAATATCTGTCTCAAATATGTCCTCTGCTGATTCTCTATCCTCCTTCTTCTTAAAGCAAGAAGCGTATATCAAACTGTCTGCATCAAATATTACTTTCATAATTAACCTTCTTTACATAAGTTTATAACCCTAACTTTAGATGTCTTAGCTTCGCATCTTCTATTCTCTTCTATCCATCCTGTTATTGGATTTATTTTGTAGTTCCAGAATTCTTTTAATTTGTAGTTTTTATTTTGCCTCATAATATGTTTGTTTTAATTTAAAGCAAATCTACAAAACTATTTATAAACTTGCAAGTACTTTTTAAGTTTATTTACTACTCCTGATATACAAGGAGAGCAACTTGTGTTAGTTTTCTGATTGGTATTGAAGATGTTATTATGTATAGTAATCAGTCTTACCTTCTGATCATTAGTTACTTTACTTGTTTTTCTATCTACAAAATCACTTAGGTAAGCATAATCATCTTCTGAGATACAGTTTATCTTTTTGTAGCTAAACAACTTATTTAACTGAACTTGTCTCTCATCACAACCACAGTCCTCACCAGCTATAAACTTAACTAACTTGTCTACTCCTGTAGCCTTAGTGATCTTAGCTACTGTATCACCTACACCTTTTGATTGTGTTTCTACATTCTGCTTTAACTTATTGTAGTCTTCACTTCTCTTAGATGTTTTCCATTCTTTGTACTCTCTGTAATCTTTAGACCTTTTGTCTATAGTTTCGTAGTACCCTTGTTTCTCTAATTCTAAATAATAATTATCTGGTCTCATATCTTGTCAAAATCTTGGTTAAAGTAATCTAATAAATCCTCTGATAAATGTTCTTTCAATATAGCTTTATGGTTTAGTATGGAATTGTGTATTGATGTCAACCCTATGTTAGCACCTTTAGATATCGCTCTTAATGATAATCCTTGTATAAAGTAAAGTTCAAACAGCCTTTTATCATAAACACTCCACTCTGATATTATCTCTCTTACTTGAGTCATTATATTACTGAAAGCATCATCCTCTTCCATATTATACTCTGACTGAACAACTTCATCGTTTTCTAATATCCTATAGAAGATACTACCCATTTCTTTCTTTAGATGAGAATAATATAAGTTTCTTAACGTCTTCCATATAAAATACCTATTTATATCTCCCTTGTACATTATTCTCTCAGGATTTTTAACAAGTCTATGAACTCTTAAATACATATCTTGAACTAAGTCTTTAGCGAGGGTTATATCGCATCCTAAGTTTACAAGCATCTTAATCCATAACTCTTGATGAACTGCTATTTTTTCTAACATTAAATCTCTTTTATATTTATTTCTACTCTTGGGTTCTCTCTATCTAATTCTGTTGGCAATATAGTCTCTGTCTTTACATAATCATCATTATCATCTTCCCAACAACCATACTCGGTTATAGAGTCTAATAAGAACTTACTTACTACACTAATCACATTCATCTTGTCTAAACGTCTTTTAGATGCTTTATAGACCTTATAAGTTACCTCGACAGGTGTTTGTATAGATAAGCCTTCTAACTGCTCTCTAAGAGCCTCTGAATAGGCTTTCTTAGCATCATTACTTATTCTGTGATGTAAGTTCCTATATGTATTCATATTTAAAGCAATCCTTTTATCTTTTACAGTCTTTCTCGGTAGCGTTACAAATAGAGGTGATATTATCTTATGCGTCATACTTTATATGTTTAGCCATTGATTCAGGTAACTCATAAGAATACTTATCTATTTTACCGTTATCATTAAAATCTGTAGTCTTAGGGCATTTAAAGGCTTTTACAGGTGTTTTAACGATAGATGATATGTTCTTTGATATGTTGAATACCCATATTCCTTTTTCGTCTGTTACAACGTATAAAAACGTCTTTCCCTTTATTTGTGCTTCCTGATAATTTCTATACATCTTCATAGCTTCAATAATTTTATCAGAATAATACTTTCTTCTATTCTTTATTTCAACTATGTAATTAACGTCAAAAGCATCGTAACAACTATAAGTGTCCGATGCTAATGAAAGATTCATACCTTTTATATTATTTAATAAATCTATAGTAGATTGCTCTGTCATTACAAGTCCATCTTTACATTAAAAGCAATCCTACCACCTAATACAATACCAAGACCAATCGCTTCTTTCTTACCTCCTTGCATATATCCCATAGCATAAGACTTACTATCTATACCACAACCTACTGCCATACCAAAGATAGCTCTTGTCTTTCCAAACATCCATTCACAATAAAAGTCTGTATGGTAATGACCAGATACAGTAGAGACCATATCTCTCTTTGCAGCCATCTTAGGTTTACCACTTTTATCTCCGTGAACATACCTAACACCATCGTAATAAACCTCTGTTACAAAGTTCCAATTAGGTGTCTCTAATACCTCAGAGAATTCCTTAATCCATTTACTTGGAATATCAGATGATTGTGCTTTACGGATAATGATCCTGTCGTGATTACCTAAAGTAACATCTGCATCAGGAAATGCTTTATACCACTTAGCTAATTTCTTTACTGCTTGTTCTAACTCAAACTTACCACCTAAACCATCTGCTGATGATTCGTGATAACTTGAGTAATGATTGTCAATAACATCTCCAATAAAAACAACCTTGTTACAGTTGTGTATAGCATACTGTTCTTTACAGAAATCTAAATAACCATCTAAACAAAATGGTTCGTGCAAGTCTCCTATAACAAGAACTCTGTTCTCTACTTTAGTTAGGTTCTGATAAGCCTTTAATATCTTACCTTTTAATCTTGGTCTGAAATCTTTCATAATTTTTATTTATTTCTTGTTAATATGTTAAAACACCTCACAACTTTCAATACAACCATTAGAAACATCTAACTCTGTTCCATCGTGTAAAAGAGAATGTTGGTAGTTTGTATTTCTTGAATCATCTAAAGGTAGTTCAAAATTTTCTTTACTCATTTGCTCAATATCTTCAACCAACTTGTTACCTCTAAAAAATCTAAAAGGAGGCTCTATTATTTTATCTAACCCTGTTTTTCTATCTTTTTTTATTATTGGTTTGTTTTCAAATTGATTTTCCATCTCTTTAAAAAAATCATAGTGTTCTGGATTTTCTTTATAGATAGTTGCTAATTTTCTAAATGATTTTTTCCAGCAAGTTTTACAGTTTCCTTGATAACCTTTTAACTGTAATCTAAAAGGCATTTTATCCCAAAAAGAATTAATTAATGGTTTGGTTATGTCTGCTATAACTAAAGGATACCAATGCTCACCACATCTATCAATCTCATCTGCTCTAATACCTATTGCTAAACTATATTCTTTTCTTGACTTCCATCCTATACTACTCATATACCTATAAAGAACATCTCCTTTTAACTTTGATGAGCATAAAGGAGTTTTTACTGCTGGAACTCCATATCTTTCTATAACTTTTCTAAAAGGATGATTTATGTATCCGTTTTCTTTTTCTCCTTTTTTATCACTTCTGTATGCGGTTTCAAAATTAACTATTTTAAAACTTGGCTTATCATCTTTTACATCAAACTCTAACCAAGTTATATCAATACCAAAATATTCCTCACAGTTTTTAATAAAAATTAAAGTTTCCTCATTTTCTTCTCCAGTATTCATAAAAACAAATTTGTATTTATGCTTTGGATACTTTAAAAGTAAATGATTAATCATATAAGCACTTGTTTCTCCTCCGCTAAAACTTACTAATATCTTTTCTTTAGGATTTTTCATTTTTCTTATGTTTAATTTGTTTCTATGTAACTTGAGGTTTTACCTCCACTTAAACTGTTTACTGTTTTCATATCTTGTGTTATAAATATAATGCTTATTGCATAGTTTTTATTGGAAAGTTATTAACAAATTAGTTAAAAGCCAAGTAGCTCATCAGGGCTAATTATCTTAGGTACTCCGTTTTCATCTAAATTAAAGTCAAATGATTCAAATGGTGTGTTTCTGCTTCTCTTACAAGATACTGTTATGCAACCAAACTTATTCTCATCTCTATCTAATTGTATCTGAGTCTCTGCTTTCTTCTCTAAGAAACTCCCTAAGTGCCCTGTGGGAGAGCCAATACCATTACCTTTGACGTTGCAGTGTATTACAGTTACTATGTGGCAGTTGTAAATAGAAGTCCAAGACATTATCTTTTGCACTATAGCAGAAGACTCTTCTAAATTATTGGCATCACTAACTAAGTCGGCAATTCCATCAATCACGACTAAACCTATCTCCTTATCTTCTTCTCTCATACAATCTAAGTAGTATTGTATAAAGTCTATCCTATCCTTATACCCTATTTTTCTTAAAGCAAATGTATGGTAGAAATCTAAATTCAATCCCTTATTCATCCATTCTATCCTCTTAAACACTCTCTGTGAGTGCCATTCGCCCTGCTCTGTATCAAAGTGAACAAAGTGTTTATTCTCCCTAAAAGAACTCATACCTTTAGTAAATCTACCATTAGGATTACAAAATGCTGAACCTAATAAACTAACAAAGAAAGTCTTCATTGATTTTGGAGGTGCTTGTACGAAGCTAAAGTTACCGTAGGTGCAAATTGCAGTTGGAAACTCCTTTACATTACCATCTTTAAATGCTACTTTATTAGTCTTAAAACCAATAGCTATAGGTGGATGTTCTATCTTTTTATTTATATCTATAGCACATTCTTCCTCTATAGATTTCATATACATTAAATGGTCGTTCTGTTCTTGTAATTCTTGTTCTGTCATTTCATTTTGTTTTGTTTTATTAATAAAAAAAGGGAGGCTTTTAAACCTCCCCTTATCTAATTTAGAAAGGTAAATCGTTAGTTGCTAACTCCTCTGTTGGCACACCAATATCTGTTGCTGGTGCATTAGCTCCTGATTTAAACACTTTCCAAGCCGAAAGACTCACATAGTACTTACCATTGTATTCATTACCTCTAACGTTGAAATCTACATCTACTGATGCTCCTACTTTGTTGTACTTAATAAAGTCATCTACCTTATCTTGTACGATCTCAAACTTAACATCTTGAGGGTACTTCTCGTCATTTGTTGTAATAACAAATTCTACTTTCTGAAATCCAGAGTCAAATACTTGTTTCTCTCCGATTAATTTAATTGTTCCTGTTAATTGTAAACTCATAATTCTAATTTTAATTTAATTGTTAATATTTATATTCCTACTTCTATTCCGTTATCTATAGTTTCTATAATGTGTCTAAACACACTTCTCTCTTGTTCACCAGTTACATCTACTCCATTTAGTAATAGTCTGTAATGGTCTTCATTCTCTGTTGGCTTTAACTCTATACTATTCATATTATTTAATTAAGA